GATTTGTCCTAGAGAATTATTATCAAAATGTCAAGCATCATTTTATAAATGTTTTTAGGAAAGTATAATCATCATCCCACTTCATTCGATATTCAGTGAATCCTTCATCATTTTCAGGAACCAACCACTCTCGCAAATCTTTCACCACTTCATCATCAATTTTTGTTTTGAGTGGATAATATGTATCTGATTCTTCACTATCAACCCAATCGTTGCTATATAATTTTCCTTCGCCCAGAATCTCCCAGATATCCCTATCCCCTTCCAGGTCATCTTTGCATAAACTTTCTTGATAATATTCTGATACTATATGGTCACCATTATGATAGGCACATGCCACTCCACCATGTTCTGTGACAATGACACAATCCGTTTCCCCGCAATCAAACAACACATATTTCATTTTATATTATATGAAATGGGGGTTAGTAACTTCCCCCCATCTCGTGTCGTGCCTCCGAGGTTAAACTTTAGTGAAGGTCAATGCCGTGGTCACCTTGCCACGAATCACCCTCTTCGTTCTTCCTTTCAAATCGGACACGATCTGTTCGCAATCCGACTTGAAGTTTTTGACCTTGCTTTGGTCTTCGTCCATAGCCCGTCCAATAGCCCGTGTAAGAGCTTTGGGACTGACTTCTTGGGCGAGCTGATACACGATGCTAGCCCAAGGGATTTCCGCCACCACCATCTGTTCCTGCGGATTTCCTTTGCGAATCCCACCCTGCACACGCAGGGTAAAATCAATGTTATAGTTTCCTGCTGGCACCAAATCATTGATATGGTCACTCAACTCCCTTGTGCTACCTTTCACAAGAGCCAGCAGTTCCACGCTGGACAGGTTCTCCTCGTTATGAGGAATAATGGGCATTTGAGGAGGAACATCCACCCCAATCTGATTCATCACATTAGCCATCTTCTACCTTCTTTCTGTTCTCTGCTTTGGTCTGCTTGGGTTTGGCTATCGCCTCTGCCCTTTGCTTTCCTTTGCTTTGATCTTGATCGACACTACCTAATTATTTCCAAAATGTCAAACCTTTTTTTCCAATTCTTTTTCCAGCTTGGTTGGAGGTTGACCCATCCATCTTTCGGGTTTGATATGGCAGAACCAATCTTGGATAGTTGGTATGCGTCCCATATCTTCCAGCACATGCTGTTCGCCAATGAATCGGACTGGCACTTTGCGACCATCGCTATTGGTAATTGTCGTGCCAAAGATTCTTTCGCAAGTGAAGATTCCTTCGGCATGATGACGCAAGGCACGATGACGAAAATCCGCATACATCTTTTTGCTTTCATCAAACCAATCATGGATGGCTTGATAATCTTCGGGTTTGCCCCCGTATTTTCTTACACTACTTACTGAATGATGATAAGGATGAGCCATTGTATTCTCCTTTATAGTTCGTGTTCGCTATATACAGTTTCTTGAATATAGTTGTTATGTTCCATTTTGATGGTGCGTTCAGCCACATCAAATATGATTTCACCATATCCACCTTCATTGTTGTAGAAACCACTTTCTTCATCTTCAATCTTTTCCCAAGTGAAGGTATCAAGATAACTGCGTAATGTTTCTTTCTCATTTAATTGTTCATCCAACAATTTATGTAGCTTATCAGGTATGGTGGTCATATCATCAGTCTGACCACTATCTCCGCTACCACTATAATGAACCTTCAACACTTGGATTCCTAATGCTTTGAGGAAATCAAAAAGCATTTTACGTTCTGCGGATTCCTGCGGTTCGGGTAACTCGACTGTTGCAACTTGTTTTTTCTTTCTCATGTTTTCTTTGTAGTGGATTTTTTTCAAAATAGCAAGATTTATTTTCAAAATCTTTTTCGACCAGGATAGATTATTTGCAAAATGTCAAGCATATAATAAAAAGTTTTCATCAACTTTTTTTCTTTACATTTTGTTAAAATATGTTATTTGGAAAAAAGAAAGGATAAATAATCTTATATGCTAATGAGTATTATTGGATATGCATTGGCGGGTTACTTGGCCAGTGCTTTTGTTAGTGTGGCAATTGGTGTAATCATGAATCGTAGTGAACACGAAAAATGATTGAATTGGTTTTCGGTATTACTCTTTTCACATTACTTGTCTTGTTTTTTGCAAAATATTGATAACTCTCTCGGCCATGATAGAGTTGTTTCATGGACAACAATCCGTGGGACTTGCCCGATCATGATGAATTGCCAGAGAATAAGTTTTATTTGGGCAGTATGAATGTGGACAAAGGCGACAAAGATGATGAAGTGACACCAGAAGAAATGGAAAAGATCAGCAAGTTTCTGGAAAGTATAAATCCATTAATAAATCCTCCCAATGATTAATACAATCATATCTGCAGTTCTGGGAATTATATTCACTTTTATTATTCCAACATCACTATTGTTGTTTGGAATATTTTTCATTTATGAAGTGTTCATACGTTTTAGAAAATAATATATAAACACATGCATCAAGGGCAACCTTTTCTAATAGACCGGCAAGTTGAATTTTTGGTCAGACCGCAAATTATTTTGATACTATCCTTGGTGGGAAGTTAATAACTGAAGCACAACTCGTTGCTACTCCAAGGATGCTTTGTGATGATGTAGTTCATTCGGTTAACAATATGATAACCTGCACCGATTCTCAACTTGCCATCACAATCTAGTAGTGTCCATATGTGATTATAGTTTGTATTAATCACCTCCTCTAGATCATATCCATATGTTTCAAACAACATGCTTCCATCCTGCTTTGTTACTGGTTGATAAAGCTTTTCGAATACGCTGTATCTTCCAGCCCTCATGAAGTGAACTCCGCTTCTTCACATTGATCTACAATGTTGGGTTTGCTAAGATCCCAACTGCTTATGAACCGAAGACCACAACTATTCTCAAAAGTCTTCTTCAATTTTGAGATATGAAGTACTTCATACTCACTTGATTGGGCTTCCCTTCGTTGTTCCTCCGTTTCAATCAGATAGATTTTGTGACATCCATCATAACCAAAATGCTTTGCAGATATTTCTATATTATTGATCTTCATGTTTAATTCATTCCTACACCATAATAGTAATCGCTGGTCTTATCCCTTGGGATTTTAAGACGCTGGCGAACTACATGGGCATTGAGTTCCAGTCCACTGCTTTCAATAAGCTCATCCAACACGCAACTGCTGATGAGTTTCTTGGCTGTGGTATGTGCTTCTTTATCCACATACTGATTGGGTTGAACTATATCCACCACAGCTTGCTCAAGGATTGCTTTAAGCAACAGCCCTGCTGGATCATCGACTACTCTTATTTGTTTTGCATGCATCATTTTCATGCGAGCAGGTTGCCGAATTATTTCCAAAATGTCAAGATTATATTTTATAAAAATAGTTCCTTCTCCTGCCAGACATTGTCTGACTCTGTTTCGGGAAACAAACACGACCCTCAACATGAACAACACATTCTGAGCCAACCACCACAGGTGATTGAACAGGAGAAAGAACTAAACTGATGTTAAAGTATGGCTAAAAGAAATCAAGTGGCTCAAACCAAATCTGTCAGCTTTTCCAACAAAGTATCTGATGCACTATCTGCTTCAATGTCGAATATATCAAGCAATTCCCGAAACACAATAGAACTCAAACGCGAATCATCCAGAACCAAATAACCAATGTGGATCAACAAATCTTTTTCTTTGTCTGTAAAATTTTCCACATAAATAGTTATCCTTTTTCAAATCATTTTTTTGATTTTCTTAGTTCGGATAATCTTAAAAACAGCTTTGGGCTTCGGTTTAAAACGACAACGATTACATGGTCTTGGCATGGTACCTTTGTAACATCTGGGCACCAAGCGTCAACAGATTTCTTCAGAGCTCTAGAAACGAAATTTCGAAACCAAATCCCAGAATGCGTATGGTGAAAACTTTCCCATACTCATAAGTGTGATATGTGATTGTGGTGCGCAGATCTAGATCCAGTCCGTAACTGCAGCCATCGTATTCCCCGTAATAGCGGCGTAACAAAATTTCAAACGGGTGAAACCATTTTGTCATGCGGCAGTAATTATTTTTTTTCATCCGGGTTCTCCCAGGGAACAATGTCTTTGTTTTTCAAATTCAGGTAAACATATTCAGGATTCAGGACCGGATTACCATGTGGATCTGTGTATGTACGGTGTAACAAATCGTATTTGTATCCGTGGTCCGTGAGATAATCAAACACGTCTTGATTATATTTAAAACTATTCTTTTTTGTTTTTACTTCCTCGAAGTCTTCGTGTCCCCAGAATTTGGTGAAATATGTTTTGTAGATGCTGTCTACAATATCACCAAACTCGTCCATTATTTTACGTAACTGGAGGTGGCGCTCACGCAGCCATCTGCAATCGCGTTAAGAACTTTGAGGGCCAGTGCTGGATCATTTCCAATTTGCCCGTAAAGATTGCGATACACGTCGCTAAGACTGGCAGCGAAGTTTGTCCAATGTGTTTTCTCCGGGAGAAAATTAGCCACTGCTTCATCCAGGTCGTCTGCAGATGGTACAGATCCACTGCTCAAACTACGAACCACATTAGCAACATCATGAATCATCTTGGCTTTGGTAATGCGATCTTCGGGGCTGACAGCTCCTTCAAGTACTGCTGTGCAGGCAAGATTAACTGCAGGTTTCACATATGGAAGTGCCTGCTCGATCTTTTGTTGGACTGTGGTTCCGCCAGTTGATCCGGATCCACCTCCGCCGTTATTGGTGGCACAGCTGGATAGAAGCATTGCGAAGGGTAAAGGAAGTAACCATTTGAGTAGTTCATTAATCATGAAAGTATTTACCGCTTGTCAGTCCAAAACAACAATTCTTGCCAAAATAAAATATATAATCTTTTTTATTTGAATAAATCTTTAAGGGCTTCCATCCAATTGAACCCCACATCCCCTGCATTTTCCATCAACAACAATTCCTCTTCACTTGGTGTGTGGTCTTCTCTCACCACCTTGTGTTTGGAATTTGTTTTGTCCACAACCATATGTATCTCACGGGTTATGGAAAAATCAATTATTTTAATTATTTTTTATATTTTTTTATCGAAACATGCTGTTTCGGCTTCGTTTGCCGTCAACCTTGCTAGTATCATAGTCATGACATCTGCTTGGATTCAATCCCAGTGCCCGCATTACACTCTTCCATCCGTCTCCATGGCCATCGTCTCCGAAAACCTTATAAGCAACAAGATGTGCCACTTCATGAGGAATGGTATCATTCATGAAATCCTCTATATTCTCTTTGCATAGCTGTTCATTCAGTTGGATACGCCATTGCTGTAGCCATGCACGACCTGCAGTGCTGCCAATGATTACCCATTCCAATTTGGGAAAATCGAACTCGGCACCATACTCCTCGTTCAGCTCTTCCAGAACCTGCCACACCCGATGAGTGGCTCGTTCTTTCATGGCTGTAACATCAAGCATCTGGCTTGTTTCCCCATTCTGGATTCCAGTCCGATTGAACCTGCTTGGTCTTTTCTTCCATCACCATCAGTTTGTATCGGCATGTGGCTTCCACCAAGAATATCTCAATGGCTTGCATGGTTTCGCTATCCACATCTGATAATATTTCCTTCTCTAGTTTTTTGCTTAATCTGTTGTTCATGTTGCTAGCTTGGTCAATTATTTCACAAATGTCAATATTAAAAATAGTTCTTCGACCCTCTACGCTCATGATTTCGTAAAGGAATATCCTGCTCCTCTTTCGCCTCTGACTCTGGGCGTTGGCAGGTTCATCCTATTATGGGAGTTAGTCAGACTCGCCAAGAGAAGTGTTGGCGTTCCGTTATACATAACCAATGTCTCCATTGGAAACTTTCCAGAACTGCAACCTTTCGGTCAACCTTCTCCGATATCGAAGAACTATACGGTTTGTATACTACCTGATTTTATTGTCAATAATAAAATAGCGAGTATGGGATTCGAACCCATGTAACAGGAATGAAAGTCCTGTGTCCTGGACCCCTAGACGAACTCGCCATGAGCCGGATGTCGGATTTGAACCGACGACCTGCGGTTTACAAAACCGCTGCAACTACCGCTGTGCTAATCCGGCATTGGGCAGAAGTGGATTCGAACCACTGAAGGCGTGAGCCAGGAGATTTACAGTCTCCCCCGTTTGTCCACTTCGGTATCTGCCCATGATTATTATATATTCTATTTTTTTAAAAATAAATGATTGTGGGCAAAGAGGGATTCGAACCCCCAACCAAGGCATTATGAGTGCCCTGCTCTAACCGTTGAGCTATTTGCCCAAATACCTCCGATTGGATTCGAACCAATATTACGCTCACATCTAGAGCTTCACGAGTATAAGTCGTGGGTCTTAACCAGTTAGACGACGGAGGCAAAGCTCTACGCCGTCTTTTCTATTCGAGTCTGGTGTTTGAATGGGGGCTTCCATACATAACTGCCCCACATCTTCATCTTTAATTGTTGTTTGGCTTGAGCAAGTGCCTTGGGCTTCATCTTCTTTGATCGCATTCGGGCTTCTTCAATCACACATTCTTCCTGCACTTTACCACTAAACTTTTTAAGACAACGAGCAAACGAATCGTTGCTTTGTCTTTCCCTTTCACTTACCTTCATGTTTACTCGGTCTACCATATTCTTAACCTTATATACCTTTCTGGGTTGATTGTCAATTAGTTTTTAAAATCAAACTCATATTGTTCAGCCATGTATCTGCCCCGCATCTTTTCATTCAACAATGCTTGTTCGGCTTCCAACATATTTACCATCAGTTTTTCTTGCCACAGATCATCGTTACCATGCATGACCAGTTCTTGATAGTCTTTTAGTATTTGTTCCAATACTTCAGTTGCTCTTTTCATGCAATCTCCTTTTCTGTTGTATAGCTATCCTCATAATCGAATGCTTCATTTGCATCTTGAGGATGATTTCGCAAATAGTCAATCCTTTTCTGTGCCATGTTTAGCAGTTCGTCTACCGGTATATTATCAAAAGTTCCGATAGGTGTCTCCATTTCAAACCACATTCTTGCAACATAATTAACCACCATCATTTGGTTTGCTCCCGATATTTTTTAATGAAGTCATGAGCAGCCATCATGCTTTCATCAAAGTGTCGGGTGCGATATTCATGTGGAGTATCCTCGTCAGCTTGGCTCATCAACTCTGCAAGCGTGTCCACACCTTCGTTTAATAACTTTTTATATTTTATATCTTCTTTCACTTGTCCTCCTATATGGAAGGTGGGGGATTAAACCCCACCCTCCATTTGAGCACCACCTGCTTCACCAACATCATCTCCACCTTCCTCACCCTCACCCGCACCTTCCTCGTTGGCTTGGGCGAGACTGGCTTTGCCAGCATCGGTAAGTTTGTAGACTGCTTCCTCTCCACGACCTTCCTTCATCACCTTGCCCTCCCGAATGAGTTGTCGGATGATGAGATAACCCCGCTGAACATTTCCATCTACAGCGTTGGTTACATCGGTTTGGGTCAATGGCTCGGCAAGCGAGAGAACCTTTTTCAAATCCTCTTGCCAACGCACTTTGCGAGGGTCAATTTGGGCAGGGGCAGTTCCATCATTCACCCGAATTGCGTTATCCAAATCGAATCCGTTGTGTCCTAGACGAAGCTCAACATTGTAGAGTCTGCCATAGCGGTTCTTTGTGCTGTAAATCACACGCACATCTTCATCGGTCACGCTGGAACGCATCATAAAGTTTGCGTCCACGGCGTGAGGAATGAGTGTAGAACCCCGATAGTTGTTGCTCTTTGTGACGTGAAGAATCAATCCAAGAACACACTCTGTCTTTTTGCTAGACTTAATCATTTCATGGAGACAATAGCTTTCCTTCTCCCTAGCATTCATCTTCTTTGCCGTGGTGAGACATTGAAAGCTGTCCACCACCATCACATCCACTTGGCTCATCATTTCAATTACCTTGTCTACATCAGTTTGAATTGCAATGTTCACATCTTTCAAACCAAGACGACGACAAGTATATGCCAACATCTCACGGCTTTCTTCGCCAGAGATATAAGCAGTTTTGATTCCTACCTTGGTCATGCAATTAAGCATTTGAAGGAGGAAGGTTGTCTTACCAAGACCAGCACCAGCCGCGAGTGTAAAAACTGTAGATGGTAGCAAACCTTCGCCCCCGAAGATTTTATCCAACATCTCATTTCCAGTTTTCAAACGGCGGTTGAAAAGATCGGGGATAACGATCTCGCTAACCTTCGTAAGATTGGTTTCGTTGTGGGAGAGGTTCATCACCGCTCCGCTGTTAGGTGTAGTTGCTGTTGTGTTGCTCATAGGTTGGAGAGTGACAGATTTTGAAAATAATACAAGAAAATAATCTTATATTTTATGGGGGTGGATGAGTTATTAAAACGGCTAATAACCAAGATTAGCTCACCTTATGCATGAAGATGGGCGTGTAATCACCCACATATGCACCTTCGGTGTTGTAGCTGAAAAATTCTTCAGCTTCATCGGGACTCATATCCTTCTCCAAAATCTTGATGCATTTGGCTCTGTCATATATGGCCACATTCTTTCCACCAAATGCACTACCTATTCCAATGAATGCACCATCAAAATTATCTGCCAACAATATCTTGTTCGCTTCATCTGGATAATACTCCTCGATGAATTCGCTGATCATTTTACGATTAGGGTTTTTATTCTTTATTCTTTTCATTGTGCTTTCTCCTTTTTGCCAGTTATCAAGTATTGTTTGATATATTGGCCGTTTAGATTTTCTATATTCACTTCACTATACTTCCTGCGATATATGGTATCTGCAAGAAGAAGAGGATCTTTACAATAATAAGCATCCCCATTTCTGTTGAACACACGCCAAAGACCTTGGCCAATATTGACCAGATTCTTCAGCTTGCTTCTCAGCTTGTTTGTCATTCTCACTTGGTTACCCTCCTTTGTTTTAGGGTCATCAGAGGTAACCATATTCTTTTCTTTCTTGCAAGTCTTTTTTTGCAAAATCTTCTTCTTCATTACTTGATGTATTTATTTCAAAATAACAAAAAAGATTTTATATATTTTAAAAAAGAGATGTTGCCGGGGGATGGCAAGCACCCGGAACTGATTCCTGGATCCTGGATCCTGATTCTAAAAAACGGGACTGTAAGACTCTTACAGTTCTGCTGCCGCTGCAGCGGCCCTGATCACGCGTGAATGTCAACCAGGCGGCGGCATTTGGTTTTCAGGGCCGCGATGAAATCGTCACCCAGGTCATACTCCAGATGCAGCTCTTCCAGGAGCTCAGTGTTCTGCAGTGCAACCAATGCTGCATGCGCCATCACCAATGTTTCACTATCGTCGAAATGCATTTTATATTATTTTATTTTTGTTGATATGTCTTCCACGAAATGAATCGCTTCTTTTCTCACGTACCATGGCCAGGGCCAACTGCAGTCAATCAACACGGTGTAATGCTCAGTGTTGCTGACACCGCTTATCTTGCCATATAAACGGTCCCCGTCATCGGTTTGAAATGTGACGCTGCGGCCCACATTCTTTTCCATTAGCTCCAGCTGCAGCTCTTCGTCTGTTATCATGGTATTTTCCTTTGACATGCTTTTTGGATCAACGTTTCTATTAGACAGGTTTGTCCATCAGACATGTTGTTCCTGGGTGGTAATGGTAAGGATATATTATCGTTCCGCCGGAGTGGAAAGAGATGTTCCGCTATCCAGGGTGGTCGGAATGCACGGGATATGAACCGTGCACTCACGGAAGATAATAAATTAATATATTATTTCTTGTGCTTACCGTTAATGGTAATAGCGCTCTGAAGCACTTCCGGACTGATCTCGGGCAGACCGGCTGTTGCATTCAGTTGCTCGCGCACCTGCTGCACGTTCAATCCCTGGCGCAGCAACTTGAGTGCAGGACGGCAAATGTATTGGCTCCGGAACTCAGCTGGCTTGGTGCTGAGATATCCGCTGCCTGCAGTGCGCGTGGCACCGGTAATCAGGCATACCAGCTTTGCAGTTTTACCTTCACTCTTGCGGCCCCGACGGGTTTCAGTGGTTGATGTATTCATATTGTTTTCTTCTCCAGTATTATTCTTTTCAGAAATCTCCAGGACAGCAGCATCTGCCGCTTTCTTCCCGGGAACTTCATCCAGATATGTAATAGTCATATTTCTTATATAAATGAATTGTTTACATTATCAACCGTTATTTTTATAAAATCTCTTAAATTGTTGATACTTAATGATATTATTTTTAAAAAGAATATATATTTTAATAAAATAATGTCATAGGGCCCTATACATGTTCAATGGACACGCTTTTCTATTAGAATGGTCTTCCTGAATTTTGGTCCGGGCAAAAAATAATAACGCAGCTCCAGGGCCCTAACCACATGTTATGTGCTGCGCAACCTGCAGCCGGTGATCATCATGAACTCTACGTGATCTGCAGGTTATATTTCTTTTTATATATTTCTAATTTCTTTTTTATTTTGTACAGGGCACTCATCTCCAGTTGACGAATGCGTTCCCGGGTAACATGCATTTGGCTGCCCAGCTCTTCCAGTGTGGGAATATGGTCCTGTTGATTGAAACCAAAGCGGGCCAGTAATATTTCCCGTTGCCTGGGATCCAAATCATTTATTAATTTGTGCAGCACACCGTACTCTTCATTCCCGTATATATTTTCAGTTTCAGCCTGCGGCAGCTCCAGGTACTCACCGTCGTCATTCGGCTTATCCAGGTCCACACGTTTGCATATCCTGCTGAAAGATTTGAGCGCTGCAGCACTGAGCCGCTCATCATCAAATTCTATGCCGCATCCCAGTCTTTCCTCCAGTTCATGTTTCTCGTGATATGCCCGGGCCACATCATCATTATACCGGTATGGCACACTGACCACATTGCTGTTCTTTTGAATAAAGCGCCGGATACCGTGCTTGATGTAATATGCCGCGTAATTGCCGAAGCTGGCACCTTTGATCCTCTTCCACCGGCGGACCGCACTGTATAATCCAGGAGTTCCTGCCATGATCAGGTCATCGTGGCTATAACCTGCTGGGGGACGGTACTGATAAGCCAGGTATATTACCAACTTCATGTTGTGAAGCACCAGTTTGTCCAGGAAATGGCGGCGGCCCTTTTTAATTGCTTTCTGGTACCGTTCTATGGTCTCGTCACTGAGTACCGGAAGATCATCGATTTTTATTCCCTTCAAGCTCATAAAGTTTTGACGGGAAAACGCAACATATGTTCAAAAGGTTTTAACGAACCCTGTCCCCGTTTATTATAAAATCTTTGATTTTGACAAAAACATATGCAAGAAACAACGTGCCCAGACCCAATGTCCATATGAGCACTACCAGGACCAGCTGCAGCAGCAGCGCGTAAACCAGGTTTACAACACTCCAAATACTTTTAAAAACACGCATAAACCTAGTATGGCGTTAACCACGCTGCCAGCTGTGCGCAGCACCTCCAGCTTGTGGTTGTGATGGTCCAGCCAGATCTCCAATGGATCGCGCAACTTGGCCAGTTTATTCAGACGTTTCTTTTCCTTTTTACTCAGCTCTGGAACATTCCAATATTTGCTATATTTCATATTTTCACATGTGTTACCATTGTGGAACAACCCAGTGTTGTGCTAATTGTTTCACCCATACCCCCTGTTTCACAACCGTATGTCCGGTGGAAAGTGTCTAGTTGATCTTTCAGTTGTTTGTTTTGTTTCTCTAGATCACCTATCAAATGTTGCAGCCGCTGCAATTCCTCCCCAATGTTCATATTATTATCTTATCTTATCGTGCATTATTATATTATCAAATGCCACGATAAAGTGCTCCTATTAGGGAGATACATGCCCCAGGGAAAGACCTTTCTAATAGAGAGGTTTGTCTAATAGAACAACGATGCTCTAATAGAAACGAAATTATTATTATCTTATTATTATCTGCTGGGGCAGGGATCGAACCTGCGACCAATGCATTAACAGTGCACCGCTCTACCTCTGAGCTACCCAGCAAAGTACTGGGTACTTATAAACTTATTATATAGCGCAAGCTTTAAACATTCCGGTACGTTTTAAAGGAATATCCAGGCTCATTGGTTTTACAGTCATGTCATTATCAAATTGTTCAACAAATGATGTTCCTTTAACTGGCATCTTGGCACCATAAGTAACCACCTTATTATTTTCAAAAACATGTATGCATACATGACCAGGCAATACATTAACATCCATTAGTTCTTTCTTTTGATGTTTAGCGCGATATTGGCGCTTTATGCTACGCGCAACTGCGCAATTGCTAGGATCATGTTGTTTGCCGTTTCTTATATCACTTTTGGTTATTTTGAGTTTCATAAAAATATTTAACAATCTGAATATAATATTTGGGGAACAGGTGAAAAACGCAAAAAGCAGGATTTTGATAAGAATTAATATAAAAAAAATATATGAAAAATATAATAAAAAAAGGATATGGGGGTGCCGATGGGCCAGTATTTGTAGAAAACAACGTCTATTAGAAGCACATGTGTCTTATGGAATGACTTGTCTAATAGAGCAACTTGTCTAATAGAAAGACGAGATTCTAATAGAATCCTGACTATATTATTTGCAAAATCCCTCTTTCTTATATAATTCTTTAAACGTTTTCATATCACCCTAGCAACCATTGCCAATCTTCAGGCATTGTGTTTATGTCAATGACTTTTGCTTTAATTTTTGGTATTTTATTGTTCAGTGCTTTTTGTAAGCGGTGATGACCATCAATTATCTTATATACCCCATCTTTCTTTTTAATTATAAGAATAGGATAATCTAAATTAGCTTTCTGTATCTTAGTCAAAGTTTCTTTGTCAGTCTTATTATTATGTAAGGCTATAGAGCGTAATGACTCTGTATCAACTTCAGTAGTTGGAATATTTTTTGCAAAATCAAGGATTTGACCAATAGTTACTTTTATTTCTTTACCGTCTTTGGTATCTATCCAGGCAGTTTCTGCCCATGTATCACCATGCATTTCTAATAATGTTTGTACTAGTTTATCAAATTTCATTTTAATATTATTTAGTATTTGTATAATATTTTGTATAATATTCCCCTCATGTATTCATTTCTTTGTTTCTTATACATGTCTTGACCCTCCTGTTGCAATTGCTTCATTTTGTTTACATGAGTCTATGCTTTAATAAGCCAATCTGTTATTAAACTGGTATATATGGGTATTCATTCAGGTATTAACATATCCTATAGTACTGGTTATACTTGGCATATTATGACAGATCATATCATAAAGCGCAATCTTATGTGGACAAATGCGGTGAATAGCATCCTTATTCGCCGCACAAACTTTCCCGATCAGTATTTATTTAAATATAATTAGATTATTTAAGCTAATATGTCCCGATTGGGATATATTGTTTGGTTCTGATGCTACAAATGAACTATGAATCGATCTGCACCAACCAATCTAAACATCCATATATAAGGCTGGATGAATAAGGGAGAGTTTATATGCATGTCTAGTAATCGTCCTATATGACTATTACAAGGAATGTAGGGGAGTTTCCATCATCTGTATGGCGATATGCTGATCTTATCTGAATATCTCTTCTTTGCCCATTAAACCATTAAACAAACCATATCTTCTCTAGGGGAAAGGTAGGATAAGGTTTATTTTTCCCATTATAACCCCTTTTTTTCTTTAATTTCCACTAATTTTACCAGTAATTTATCATTATTCATGTTCCTGCCCGATGGTCCCCTCATTGAATAATGTCTGTTTCCAATTGAATCTATTTTTTCTAAAATCTCATAATTCTTATTGTTCAAGGACAGTTCTGTTCTTTTAAATCCTTCTTTCCATGCAATATTTGTATTATTTTCAAAATGTTCCAATTCTTTTGATTTTTTTAAACTGGCTTGATGAACTCTTTGGTAAATTTCGTTTCTGGTTTTTTGGCAGTTCTTTATTTTCCACATTTGAACTTTATCATGATCATCTGTTATTTTGTCAATAAATGCCCTAACATCCTTCCTGTCATATCGTATCCAGTTTCCTTTTTGTATCATGGGTTTAAAATCTTTAAGTTCTGCAATTTCTTTTATTAACAAGTATCCAATCATTCTTTCAGTTTGTGCACGATTTAATACCTCTGGTAATGGCAGCTTTTTATATTTTTTCATAGACCTATTTTAATATAGAGGGAACATTTTTCAATGTTTTTTGTTATTTTTATATATTTTAACAGGGGTTGAAGATGGGGTTTGTTTCATTTTTGGCAGTTGTACCATGCATAACAAAGACAGTTCCAAGGCTAGTGTAACAAAGAATCCAGTTAATAACATTCTTACATTTCTGATTTTACGACTGTTGCTTTTTTTAAGGCAATAATTATAGGCGTTGAGCATCATCCCAAGATAAATGAAAGGATAATATTGTCAATATATTAATAATATGCCGTTTTCAGATTAAACAGGATCTGTTTAAATAAGTAATATTATCAGGTATTTTTTATCGCAAACATTGAATTAACAACAGCCAGCCCAGCAACCATTGCAGGCATAAGAAATGCATTGAGTGCTGCTCCTATTAGAGTGCCAGTGACCAGTCAATATTTTGTTGATGCCAACAGAACTGACACATATGTTCAAGATGGCAACATACTAACACCATACAAAACATTGAGTGCAGCATATGCAGCTGCAAAAATTGGAGCTGCCATGCTCAATCCCAAGTACATCAACTTGCTCAGTAGCATCACAGAAAATCTCACCATGGACACAGGTTATGTGGGATTGCAAGGATTCACCAATTCTGGTGTAAGAGCTCCATTATATTTGAATGGCACCATCACCATTGCTCCTACTGCAGGCACAATCACTGACAATTTTTTTGGCATCACAAATTTGGCCATTCTCAAACCTGAAGTGACCAGTGGCAATTGCATTGATGTGCTGGGCGGAGCAGTTCCCCTCAGAGTATTTTTAGAATCAGTCTGGCTTCAAAATGGAAGCCCCGGTTCTTTTGGAGTAAACATTAATAACACAGGCGCATCAAGTGTCGTTAATGGGCAGCTGAGTCAATTTAGTCCTTTTGCCACTGGCGGAGGAATTGTGGCAATTAATGGCATTTGCAACATGGTGGATTGTGATTCAACAGGAGGTTCTGCTTCTTGTGTCAGCATGTTTGCTGCAGCTAGTGGAGGCAAATTAAACTTTATTCGGTGTCAGCTGGAGGGCGATGCAACACACATGATACTATGTTCAGGAGGCGATTATGGTGTTTCTGGTTTTAATATCACTCTTGCCCAAACTCTGTTAACCAACAATCGCTCCACTGGACATGGAATAACTTTGTCTGCAGGTTCTCTTGCATCCATTGGCACCTGTGGGCTCAACATTCTGACTGGATCTGGTGCCAAAGCCATCAATGGAGTGGCTTCAGCAAATCTGGCTACTTTTCCATATTCACTGGTTTTGTTTGACAATGTGAATTTCGTGAATGCCGCCGGAGTTTTTGCTCGGAATACTACTGTTACCACCAACAAAGTGGCATACTCGGTGATGAGTTAAGCACTGTAAGTCAAATAATCACCTTCAAAGGTGATGTTATCATTGAAAAAAGTCAATTCATTTGCATAAGATGGTTCTGGTATCATATTGTTTATTTTGCCATCATAGGTGCTTCCCACACCTCCACCTGTCATAACTTTTTCAAAAGAATATGTCTTGTTTGTATTTCTTATCAAATCGCGAAAATTAGGAGGAGGCATATATTTTATTTATTGTTCCATGCTATACAAGTATTCACCCAGTTTATATTTTATATTTATAATAATATCAACGTTTCTGGAAAGATTGCTTCCTACCTTCCTTTCCCTCTATCCCGAGAATATTTGATATAATACTAAATATAAGATATGGACTGGATGGATGAATATTTGTATAGCATGGGTCAATACAGAACCACAGTTTCACCCGCAGACACTCATGTTTGGGGAGTTAAACCCAAGCTTAATAATATACAACAAAAAATGCTGTTTGATGCGGCTGCACAAAGTGAATTGGAATACCGATTGATTGTGCAAGAATCAAGAGAAGCTGAAATAGATGCAGGCATGGGTGGAGGGTATGATGCAGGCAGTGCAGCCCGGGAAAAAAGACCAGTAACTCCTCCAGTCCCTAGCGGTATTCCTGTGGCGAGTACGGCTTCCGTGATTGTAGCTGGTTTTGCTGGTGGGAATACACAATATAATGGAACTTATAACAAGGCAACAATCGGAGTCTATGATCCGACCATTCTAACGCCTCCAACAGACGGAGAATTCTATATAAAGGGGCTTAGTTCATTTGTTGTGTTACCGCCAAGCGTAACAATAGGCGGATCCAACTATTACGATGGCGATGACTATTCTTATTCATTTGCTCCGCAAGGTAATTGGACAATTTCAAGAATCAATGATGATGGCGAAGGGGCAACGAGTCTGCTTGTAATAGCCTCTAACGCCTCTTCCAACAACAGCTCCATCCCCACAACTGGCTGGTCACCCTCCATCACCATCACCGCCGCTTGATAAATCTCCTCACCAATTACTGATACTTCTTTTTATAAGATTCCAATAAAATTTTTGCTTTGTTCATGTCTTCCTGGTTTATTTTGATAAAATTCATGATTTGATCATCATTCATGTTCAGATTGTCTTTTTCAATACGATAAAGTATTCGGCTGGCCATTTGTTGCTTGTATTTCTTTACAAAATTATCGCTGCTTTCATTCAGTACATTTTCAAAGCTTTCAAAATAATCCTCGTCTTTGCCCTCCTGTGTTTTGTTTTGTATATGGGATTTTACAGCAAGTTCCAAATCATTTTTAAAATCTTCAACATTTTGTTTATCTTCATATATTGCAGCCAGTTTAACAAAAGCGGCATGAATGGTCATGCGCCGGAGCGGATCCTGAAACAGGTTGAGTGTTTTGGGATAATCAATGCTTAACATTTTGCTGAATATGCTGTTGTCGATCATTTTTTCTTTTTCCTTTCTTTGCTGTATTTTTCAAGCATCTTGATGAAGCTGACACTATAAAGATGATGTTTAAGTTCCCTTATCTCTTTTTGCAGGCTGATGTTTTCCAATACCAATTTCTGCAAATCCTTTTGCAGTTTATTGTTCTGCTCTTTCAATTTACGATAAGGTTCCAGGAGGCTCATGATTAGTCCCAAAGATTATTATAGTAAATGGCGAACAATTTCAATCCTCGTTTTTGGCGTTTCCTGGATTTTTTGTCGGCATCCTCTTTTAGTTGATATTCAAAAGCAAATATGATGTCATCCAACACACTTCGCCATTCCTGTTCAGTTAATGATTCTGTATCTGGTCCGAAAATTACATCTGTTAATTCAGAAACAGTTCCATCCTTTCCATCTTTGTGAAATCGAATGCTGGTGCCATGAAAGTTGTTTCGCATCTTTTTCAAAGGAGGTAATATTTTACGGGCAATATACCATGCCACATTCCAAGGATCAGTTTCATTATACCCCCATACAATTTCCTGGATAAAATATTTTATACGGTGAAAAAAGGGTTTCCCATACCAATTCCACAAACGGTTAAGAAATCCTATCTCAACAATCTTGATGTTGTTCCGGTCCAGCATGTCTTTTATTTTTTGTTCGATTTCTGCTTGGTTCATTTTCTTTTGCGATGTTTGACCTTTTTCCAAATCTTTCCGTGCTTATCCAAATCAACGCTCCAAAGCATAAGTTTATTATAAATTGGATAACCAAAACCATCCCCCCAACGCATGATGGTACGGCTGATCATATCTCCTATGTGATACAGGATCGTGCTAACAACCAACTTCATTTTTATTTCCAGATGATACTGGAAAGAAGATTATTTGTTAAAAACGCTGACCAGCTTGGTCTTGATGTCGTTGGTGTACTTGTGCAGGAACTTGTCGATTGCTGCATTGGCTGCATCAACTCCCTGTGTCTTTTCAATCGTCACTATTTGATCATGATCCAAGGTGACGCTGATTGAATCAGTTTTTGTTCCGTCTTTGATAAATCCAGTATCCAATGTTATTTTCATAATATTACTTACAAACAACTTTTAAAAAGCTAGTCTATTTAATATATAATATTATGAGTTGTAAATGTTGCCATGGAATCAAGCTTAAGTGGTTGATTCCGTTTGTTTTACTAATTGCTGCTGTTTATTATTTTGCCAAGTAATTGGCATGATCTTGCAGGGCATACTGAGCATCCCTTATCATTTCTGGTAGGGGATTCAGTATCTCATTGTTATCTTCATCCAATATGAGATATAGTTTCACCTCTGCTTCATTTAATCCAACCTTAACATCTCCGTATGCAAAATAATTTTCATCATTGAATTTGAAAGAAGCTTTTAGTTCTTCGAAACTTTTGGGTTCTTTTGTTTCAACCTCATTCACCAACGTTTGCCAATTCATCAGTTGTCTTGGTCTTCCCAATTGAATTCTTTTTCCGGTCTGCCTTTTTCAAAATGTCCAGCTTCTGTTCCTCTTTCATTAGCGTCATCCCGAAGTGCTTCTTTGGCTTTGGTGATGATACCTTCATCTGGATATTCTATTTTTTGACCTATATTTTTAGGTTTGGTTTCATCTCGGTCATAAATGTCCCATATTTCCACATCCCAATTATCCCAGTTCGTATCCTCTGTATCATAATCAACACTACCCACAACAATATAACGAAATCCCAAATAACGAAAAGGAACGGTTAAACCATCATGATGATAATCACTTTCATTCAGAATGTGTTTTACCAAATCATCAAACTTCATTTTTTATCAAACTCCTTTTGCGCAACAAGTTTGTTGTATTGATTCATAACTTGTTGAAAGTATTGGCATTCCAGTTGACCGCCCAATCTTTTAATCACTTCTTCACACTCTTTCAAGTTCATGATATTAACTTTTTTCTTTTTCTTCTTTTCGGCCATATAGTTATTTAATCTTTCTTGTCAAAATAAATACATCGCAACCGACCATGATATGGTCTGTGATCACATTCACAGAAATATTTATATATTATTTTTCTCGTTCTGTAAGCATCTGATCTGCAATCTTATATGCTTCAGCACAAGCACCTTCCGCATAACCCTTGTTAATGATAAGGGCATGTAAACTTAATATTGCAAATATATCCCGCAAATCACTATCATTACTCATACAGCTATCTATTACTACCAACTAAGATATCAATTATTTTTGTTCGGGGGATTCTATCGAAGCTTGTGGAGCAAGTTGCTTGGCAGTATTGATTGCATCCTGTAGATTCTTTATGGATTGATTTATTTCACCGCTGTTCAGTTCCACCTGCACTCCTTTTAAACGACCCAGTTCAACAAGAACAGCACCTTCTAAGTGACCAAGAGCTTTGCCAAACTGAAGCATCTTTTGTGCTATTGCATCTGATTCATTCAGTACTCTACGACTGGATTCATATTTTGAAAACATATCCCGATCAGCTGTTCGCATACTGTTATTTATACAAATTACAAAGTAATATTCAATTTCACGTTCAATACATAAACCTTGTTGGCTTGCACCTCATCTGGATCATTCAAGGTTACCCGCTTCTTTTCACTGAAATTGTAACTTTTTCCATCAGTAAGATCCACAATGTCGTGATCAAAACTGTTTTTTCCAGGCGTATACATTTTCATATAAATGGCGTGATTGCCTCTTTGTAAGCTTTCATGATCAAAAAAACTAAAAACTTCCCCGGTTTTCACCTTGCTGAATTCCACCATGCTTTCCTTTTCTTTGGTCTGGATTGTGTATTTCATGAATGAATACCTTATATCATCCAAAACCTTTTTCAACTATTTTGCTTCAACTTGTTTTAATTTTATATAATAATCAGGCCGTTCCCAAAGATGATCCATTGCGATAAGTCGGGCAGTCTTGGGACATTTGGTATGTTCCATTTCAACAAGTTTGCCTCGTTCCAATTCTTTCATTATCTGTTGCACACTCACGCCATGTTTGTCAGCAACCTGCTGTTCTGTTTTTCCAGAAGCTAAACCACTCAATAAACCTTCAATCAATTGATTGTATCGCATATTGTTATTTATTAAATAAATTTATGGATCTGGTGACTTTTCTGCTTTGCACCTGTGTTTTATTTTATATATTAAGTGTGGTTGTTCGTTACTGATTGTTCAGATACTTTTCAATCTTTGTTTTCAGTTCTGCATTTTCCTTTAACCGTTTGCGCCGTTCCAAACTTGTAATGAACAAACCCACACTGATAGGAAAGAATATTCTCAAGAAGAATTGAAGATGATCTTCTGATGTAAGCATATTAAAGTAAGTGGTGTATAATTCAGCCATTCCCCATATTGTATAAAGTATGGCTGGTATGAACAGCATACAAAAAGCTTTGTTCCAGCTTTTCATATTTTTAAAATATTCAATTAACCTGTTCATTCCAAATTATTTAACAAATGTTGATTTTGATGATTAAGTTTTAAATAAAAAATATGAAGAAACTTGTGTTTTGTTTAGTTTTGACTGGATGTGCAGGCAACAACAGTTATGTGGTTCATGACCCTGAAAAGAATACCAGTGAATATAATCTAATGGACAGCCCAGATGGTATGCAGGATCCTAATCTAAGGGCAAAGACTGTTATTTTTAAATATTAATTTATATAAAATATATTATGCCATTCAATTTTTTAAACAAAGATAAATGCACAAGAGATTACTATTATCAAGTAACTGATATTTGGCACAGATTAGGTAATGATCATCCTATAAAACAAGTACTTACGTCTTTAATATTTCTGGGAACACTTGGGTTGATAATTCATTTGATTATAAAACTTTTTGTTAATGATTTGTAGTAGGAATAGGCTAAATTATTGTATTGAAATTTAAAGATATATTTATCTTCGAAAAGCGGTTGGCCGAGTTTACAGGTGCTCCGTTTGCTGTTTCAACATGTTGTTGCACACATGCTCTGGAATTGTGCTTCCGTATTCTGAATCCTAGTCGTGTGGAATTCTCGTGTCGAACTTATATGGGAGTTATTATGCTGCTTAAAAATCTTCATATTCAGTTTCGTATGATCAATGAACCATGGCAAGGTGAATATAATTTTCGTCATAGCCCCATATGGGACTGCGCTAGAAAGCTTACACCTAATATGTATGTACCAGGTTCTTACAAATGTGTTAGTTTTGGTGAAAACAAACCTCTTGATCTGGGTCGAGGTGGGGCAATTCTTCTGGATAACGAAGAGCATTATAAGCTTCTGACAATTTTAAAATTTGATGGTAAAGATGTGAAGTATGATCCATGGATAGATCAGAAACATTTTGATGTAGGATATCATTATAAGATGAATAACCGTGAATGCATTGTTGGTTTAGAGAAACTTAATGAATTTATAGCCAAAGGTGATTTCTCTTATTCCCATACACCATATAGAGACTGTCGCAGAATGATAGTTAAGGGCATGCCACCGTTTTTATGAAAATAGATTACGTATTTTCGTTTGCTAATCATTTTTATAAAGAACTTTATAAGCAGTACTTTGATTGCGTTCTTATTAATCCACGCAACGTTTATGAGTTACAGTCTGTGGATGTGACAAAGAATATTATATTTTTATTTGGAGATCCATTCACTCTTAACTATATCAATAGGAGCAATCTCTCTGGCAAGAATATAATGTTTCTAAGACGGCATGAGTTCTATGAAAATAATTTTGAATTGCTTCTAAAAAACCGTCTTAAGATTCAGCATTTCTTTACTTTAAATTCTTTTTTTCAAAAGATATTAAGAGACTTACATGGTATTGAGTCCACCATAGAAAAAAATTATCTGGATGAAAAGCTGTGGTCATACAAAGAAAGAGGTCATGGCAAAGAGATTGCTTGGGTGGGTGAATTTCAGCAACGCAAATCACCGGATTATCTGAGTGAATTGTTATCTTGTTTTCCAGATCATAATATCCATTGTGCCGTTTCACCAGGCCCATCTAAACAACTATATATAGATTTTCTACAAAACTATAATTATAAGAATCTATTTCTGTATAATGATATTAATACCCAAGAGAAAATGAACAAATGGCTAGATGATAAAAATTATCTGGTGACCACATCCATATCAGAGGGGTTGCCTAATAATGTCTTGGAGGCTTTGGCAAAAGGGATTAAGCCCATAGTAAGAGATTATCCTGGAAATGTATTCAATAAATTTACATATAGGAACATCTCTGAATTAAAATTACACTTATCAAGTGAATATAATTCACAGGAATACCGACATATAGTTGAAAAAAATTACGGATTAAAACATTTTCTAGACTTCAGAGACAAGGTTATTAAGCTCTAATAAAGGACTTCTGTATCTTCATATCAAAGAGATGCGGACATGTAGTCTTGGGACATACTATCGGTGAATCAAATAGTTTGATTCTTAAATTTGGATTTTCTTGTAGATTTCCAAAATACCTCTGTCTGCAACAAGCGCCCCAGATGGAACCATCTTCTTTAATATTAAGAGCATTTTTACCTGCGTTACAGAAAATACCTCTAAAGTTGTGAAAGTTATTTGCTAATATTTCCTGGCCATCAAATGGAGTCTTTCTGCCATCAAAATATTCGACCTCTATTCTATCATTTTCCAGGTTATATTTTCTATTCGATGGGTTGTGCTTGATGAAATCTATTTGCTCTTGATTGTAAAGTGGGGTGAAGTGTCTTTTGTAATCATTAACATCAAGAACTCCTTTATTATTAACAGTGATACCGTCTATTTTGAAGAACTCTTTTGATGCTTCTGTTGCTACGTCCCAATGTTCAGGGTCCATCAAAACATGCAATTCAATATGCTTTTTCTTTTTTAAGAATATTTCAAAGATGCTTTTGAAGTGATCTATGTTTGCATACCTTGGATGAAAGCTTGGATATAGAACATCAATTAAATCTACAGCTTTAGACCAAAATTCTAAATTATTACCAAGGTTTGTATTCATTGCCACTAGAAAGTTAATAGATCTTAGGAATGACATCACATCTTCAACACCTTTATAGAAACTAGGCTCGCCCCCTGTAAGGGTTATCTTTCGTTGGGGCTTGGATTGTATATAGGGGTTATCCTTATATAAGTTATCAAAGAAATTTATATATATTTCAGAAGAAATATGAGGAAACATACCCTTATGAAGAACCGGGGGACAATAGTTACATCTTTGATTGCATAGATTATTAATTACAAAATTAATTCCAAAGATATCGTTAGTAATGCTTTTAATTATAGGCTGGCTAATATGGCTTTGCATGTTCACACCTCCAGCATAATGTATTGGATTTATTATTGGTTAGCGAATCTACAATGTGTTTGTATGTTTTAGAATTGGTAATTTCTTCATAGGATTGTTCTATAAGATTACCCAATTTATGCTCCAAACTCCAATCCATACAACAAAGATACACGTCACCATTCGGTAATAAGACATGTTGTTTTATTTTATTTGTAGAGCATTTTATGGCCATATTAGAAGTGTTGTCTATTTTCTTAAATGCACTAATATTTCCGGCTCTGCTATTCCATCGAAAATAATCAGGAGTTAAAAAAGAAATTTTTGCCCGAGTTTTTGATAATAAGGATTGTATTGAAGGGTGTGGCTCGCTTCCAAAGAAAACTATTGCATCACTATTCTCTAGGCTTTGCAGGCATTTTTCAACATTATGAATATAATTATCATCTATTATTAAGTTCATTGAATTATCGTTAACCGGCAAATGTAGAATAATATTATCATACTTTCGATTTAGAATTGTATTAATATTATCCTGTGATGCTCTATAAAGAGTTGTAGATATTCGTATATAATGTCCCCTATCCTTACAAAGCTCAACCATCTTAAAACAATCTTTATGAAAAAAAGGTTCAGAGAATCCTGTAAAATGTATTCTTGTGGAATTTGGTAATTTATTTAAAATATAATTAAAATTTTCTAAAGATAATTTTTTTATATCTGAATCGTATTTGGATACAAAAGAGTCTTGTGGACAGTAGGAACATTTTATTCCACACCCTGCCACAGTGGTTATTTCTAATGCATCCATATATAGTATATAGTATATGCTTAATATTGTTCTACTAGCAATTAGTTATCGCTCTGGTTCTAATTGTCTTAGATCAATATTAGACCAGAATAAAGAAATATCTGCCAAGGGTGAAATATTCAGACCTTATTTTAAATTAAACAATGTTAATCGTGACTGTCTTCTAAATGAGATTGACACACGTTTGAATAGATTTAGGGAAAGAAGTGATAAGAATAAAGTTTTTTTATATACTAGTGTTGTAGATGAAATATTAAAGCTAGAAGAGTATGATTTGATCCATGGCATTTTACCCAACAAATCAATCTTTCTATATCGGGAAGATCTCTTGGAACAGTACTGTTCAGTTAAGATAGGAAAAGTGGCAGGTATCTATCAAGATACAGAGCAATCCAAAAAAGAGAAACAAAAAATAAGAATAGAGTTTAATCTTAATGAATATTTGAATTTTGTTGCTAGAATGAATCGTCATAGAGACTTCTTTGTTGCGTTTTATAAGAAATATAAGATAAATTATATTATTGTAGAATACAAAAGCATAATAAAACGGATAGAAGAAATATTTAAATTTTTAGATTTAGAATATAAAGGCGAGCTACCAACTACTATTAAATCTGAAAGTCGTCCATTGCACGAAATTATAATTAATTATTCAGATATACCGAATAACATAGATCATAGATTAGTAGTTGATGACATTATTTCTGCTTAATGTTCTCCTATCAATCGGACAGACCCTACAGATATCATTTTGCTTTCTGTTTGCTAGAATTTTAGCAAAAAAATCTTTTGATTTCTCTGAATTAAATATCTCACTAATAGTTTGCTTGTTTGCGTCGCCTATTATTACTTCTCCCTGATAATCATGACAACAAGGATTACATTCCCCATTCCAATTTATAACAAATGAACCCGAAAAAATAGAACAACTATTGGGTATTTCTTCAGTAACTTTTTGCTGTGTCTGTTTATTAATTTGCTCTGTTTCAGTATATTCTGCCATATTAAAATTAGGCAGCTTGTAATATATGTTATCGTACAACCCTGAGAATTTATTTTTAATATTGACCAGATCTTGTGTATTGTAAGAAAATAAGACTGTTTGTATCTTTATTTTAGGTCGAGAAGGCATGCTACCATATTTGTCAAAATAGTATTTTATTCCTTCATGTATCTTGTCCAAATCCACACCCTTTCTATATGTTGCATTTAATTCTTTTGTTGATCCATCAATACTAACAACACACTCATTCAGTTTGCTCTTGGCTAGTAAATCTATATCTTCTTGTTTGTAGAAGACTAATCCGTTTGTAGATGTCCTGTGGTACACATTCTCTGGTATCATTTGATAAAGCTGGGACCACCTGGGGTGCAGAAAAGGCTCTCCATAATTGAAAGAGACTATTTGCACTTTGTGATTCAATTCTCTTACCTCATTCATTATTTTTTGAAATAATTCATTGGAAACGAACCCTTTTTTTCTATCCAAAGAATCAGAACCTGTTGGACATAAAGGGCATTTGGCATTACACGTGTTGGTAAGCTCTATCATGATGGAGCTAAGATGTCTATTCATATATGGGATGAACAAATTTATGTTCTTTTAATTTTAGTTTTGCTTCTTTTTCATCTATAAATTCATCATAAAAATAACGAGCCCTTCCTTTCATATAAATTATAGAATAAAATTCAGCGTGATCATATAACTCTATATTTAGATCTTGGCAAGCTATGCCCATGAGTAATTCTGTTGAGAGCATGTATTCACCAGGTAATCCTCTTGCCAGGAAACTGTTTATTCTACTTGTTAAAAATTTATCATCATCAAAATACTTTTCTTTTTTGAATGTTTGAATTACATCAGATCCAATTCCAAAGATTCCATTTTGTATAAATCTGGGTCTTATCAGATTTATAAGTTTATCTCCATCGTATATGTTTTTATCAAGAGTAGATTCAAACATTGTTCCAAACACAGTATTCTTTAACTCATTACCCAGCTCTATAGTACTCTGCACTCTTGAATCTGGATCTGCCTTTATTACAACATCTGTGTTGAGATCATCATACACATTAATTATATTGCGAAAGAAAGCACCTGGTGTTGCATTGGTATGTGATCTATCAAATAGATAATATATAAGATTATTATCGTGGCAGTATTTCTTTATATCTGGATCATCATTTCCATCGCTCATAACAGATATGGGACTATTGGGATAATATTTTTGTATCTGTAGAGCACTTGTTTTTAACAAATCAAAATCCTTATACACTGGTACTATGAAGCTTATATTCATATTTCTAATACTTTCTTAAATATATTATTATTGTGGTTTCTTGCATTATTTTGAAATGCTGCCAACTCTTCTGTCAGTATACTGTACTTATTTTCATTATTCAAAATATCCATAATGTTACAATCAGCAGAATCAATTTGCTTCAAGCTATTATATTCTAGGAATTTCTTATTTGCAATGAGAGGTATTTTATTGGCTATACTATGTGTGAGAGATTCTGATGTCTTGATGCTAGTATAATCCACTTTGGAGCTATCGTAAGGTATGAGTAAAAACTTGAACCCTGCAATTTGTTTGTAAAAATCTGCATGGCTGCACAGGTCTATTGTTTTTGCGTTGCTTGAATGTATTTGCTTGATAGTCTCCTTGGATCCTTCACCTAGTAGCTTTATGCTGCAATTATTTTTTTGCATAAAAGAACTTATATATTCTATAGATATCTTATTTTCAAAAAAACGAGAGGTTACTCCAATTATATTTTCCTTGCATGCATTTAAATTTAGCGGTGTTTCTGTTTGAAAGAAGTAGTTTTCGCTAAATGACTTTTCATATACTCCGTTGGCTATATTTTTGGAGAGTGGAAAATACTTTTTAATTATGCTCTCACCATGGCTCAATGGTCTATGATGTACAAATATAAAATTATTTGTCTCTCGAAAAACAGGATTAGTATAAAACTCAGGAATTTTATTGTTAGATTCAAGTGCAGTTATTACTATAGAAACATCAAAGCACGGCACCTGTGTCAGAGGTAATTTATATAAATTACACAGTTCTTTTAAATTATATTTGTCACACGGATTATGATGGTAGAACATGGGCGATAATCCCAAACACTGTAAAGATTTGTATATCGATAGTGCTGTGGCATGGTGGTACTCTGTATTAACAATGATCCCTATTCTCATTTATATTTCTCGTATAAGTTTTTTAACGTAAATGTTATCTCATTTGGATCTTCCCCCGCTTTCGATAGCAAAGAGAATACGAATGAACTAAAACATTTTTTTGATTCAGAATACATCCACGGTTTACTATTACCGTGAAAATGTAGTATAGCTATATCTTTTATTGTATCTTTTGTCACTTGGCTTGTTACTGTGTTATATTTTTGAGGTAGAAGGGTCACAGTATCGCGAAAATATAGATTAAATGGGGACTGATCATTATACCATCTTCTTTTTTTAGCAAGATTTATCAAATTGTCTTTATGTTTTTTATCTATTATCTTTCGAGATAAGATCATGAGACCGCAATTAAAGAAATTCTTTTCAAGATAATTTAAATCCAGAAGCATGTCAGGGTATTTTCTACAAGCTGCAAAATCACCAGAAAAAAGTAATAGATCTTTTATATCTTGTAATACAAGCATGTCTGAATCTATCATAACGATTTTGTCGTAATTAAGATGAGACAACTCGAAAACATCAAATCTATAATACAGATTGTAATTGTATTCTTCTTGTATGTCCTTGCATTGGTTATAATCTTCTTTCTTAACATGAATTATTTTAATTCTACTATATATTTTGGATAGTTCAGAAATAGATTCATCTGATAGATTTCCATCAGAAAGAATTAGATAATCCAGGTCAAACCATGGATTATTAGTCAGTAAGCTATTGAGCAAAGCTCTCATTGCAGGCATGAAATCATCATTTAGAGCAGTAAAAAAAGCTGTCATATGCTATCTTTACAATGCAAGAATTGCTCAATATCACTCTTTAGCTGCTTGTATTCCTGTTTTATTTGTATAATCCCGTTGTCTCGTTTCAACATTAACAAGGGATCAAAACGATTATTTTCATATATTTTATATCTGTTTATATAATTGCGTTTCTCAAGTTCTCCATGATAATTATGATAAACTACTCCTTGTAAATATCCTGTTTTTAAATTTTTACATTTATTATAATATTCTTGGATGGTGTGGTAATGATTTTCTGAATAAGGGTAATATGCAAATTTTTCCTTAGCAAAGCAGCTTTGGGGGTAAGGTATCATTTTTTCTTGAATAAAAGACCGGGCCATGATCGCATCACCGGTGCCTGCTATATTCATATCATACAATCCTCCAAGATGCAGAAATACACTTTTTTTCATGGCCCAAGCAAATCCACAATGGCCGTGTCGGTTATTCACTTGCTTGGCGTAAACAAAACCGGCTACAGGATTTAATGGTTTATTGTCTTTATCTAAGTGATAACAGGAGTCAAACAATTGAAGCACATCATACCCTTCTTCAAATTTTTCCAAAGCTTTTGAATACCAATCAAGATCCTCAAAACAAACATCATTATCTATCCAAAAAACATGTTCTGTATCATGAATATGATTCAGGATGGCCAGATTCAATAAATTTTCTTTTAAAAAGATTTTATCCTCGCTTTTGAATGTGTGATCAAAAGATATACCATCCTCCTGTATGCCGGAGACAATTGAAAAAGGGTATTTGTTCTTAAAAGTTTCTATCGACTCCTTCCTGTTTTTATTATTGAAGAAGTTGAAGTAGCTTGTAAAAATCATTATCCCTGGGCTTCTGTCCAAGAAACTTTACACAATGCTTGGTTAGTTGGAGAGGCTGACACAGGGCGAGCAAAAACTGTTAAAATATCAGGACCATCAGGATAAACTGTATTGCCGCCTAGGATTGAATTGCCTAGATTTCTTATGAGACTAATTGGATAATCTGTAACTTGGTTTCTGCCTGAATCTTGTTCCCCTGCTAAAAAGCCACCAATAACTACACCAGCACTCACAGGGGTGTTTCTGACACTTGCACCTGTATGATCCAGATATTGTGACAAACTGCCATTGCCTGCATTAATCCAATTACCAGATATAGGCCATAAGCTAGATTCACAATTAAGTCTTATGGTCACATTTAATGCTTGACGGGTGACTATTTGCACGTCATTTAATACCAGTATGGAGCGATTGATGAGATTGCGCACTCCCACGAAGCTGCCTATGCCATAATCCACTGCTGGTGCCAGACGAACAGAAATGAGCGGAATGTCTCTATCCAGGGTAGGAGCTGCAGATGTTGCAGTGCCTGCAGTGAACAAATAAGATTTGTCAGGGGTGAATCCACCATCCATGATGACTGAGGTTCCCCAATGTGACAAGGTTGGTGAGCAGTTTTGATTAAATGAAAACACATTGTTGTATGGATAGAATCGAGGGGTAGGTATTGTTGAAACACCAGCAGCGTTGGTTAGATTACCTACATTTCTACGATCTATTCTTAACACCTGTTCACCTGCAGAATTGGCTCTTAGCTTACGGTAACGCATGTATTCATAGTCATATAATAGAGTGCCACTGCTGGGAAGCATGAAGGTGGCACTGGGTGAAACAGTTATGCACGATGTGGATGCAAGCATTGTCTGCACGGTTGCTATTTCTTTTTGTGTTGTAAAATCATATCCTTTGTAATACACTTTCTGGTTCTCAGGATCTGATAAAATATTGAAACTGGCAGTTGTGGAGCCAACAATTGGAGAAAATGGTTGAGTTGGGGGTGTAAAATTACCGGATTTATATTGTGCCACACCTTGAGTGTAGCGAATCTCGTCAAAAAAACCATTGGTTATATTGCCATAATCCATGCCGCCAAAAAAGGGGTTACCTTCAAACGTAACAGAACTATTTGTAGTTGCCACGCTCACACCATCCACAAACAAATCAACTCGGTTGCTATTTCTTTGCAAAGCCACATGATGCCATGTGCTAAGACTAAATGCAGTTGTAGATGATGTAATCGTGCCACCACCACCATAATAAGTATTTGCCCCTAATATGGCTCTGGTAGTACTGGCTCCAGTGTTCTCAGCCCATGCCCCAAAACCAGCAAGTCCATAATAAGCTGGTGCCCCTGCTTGAATAATAGTATTGGCATCGGTGATGGCCCCTGATGAATTGAATGTTGTAAAATAAACAAAACATTCTATAGTAATTTCACCTGAAACACTTATAAAAGTAGGAGTATATAAAAAACTTCCATAAATACTTGTCGCGGGTGTATTGCGAACACTGTGTGTACCAAATTTAGCTTGAACTGTGGAGAACGGAATACTAGCGCCAAACGCATACTGTATCGCGGCATAAGCATCAGAGGCAACGGAGCTGTTAGCCGCTGAATTATCCAAGGAATATAATCCTTTCACTGCATTTTCAGTTAGTCCAAATCTGTAAAGATTGGCACTTAAACGGGGTCTAAATGAAGAGTATGGTCCGTTCAAATTGTTTGCTTGCTTGACTTCTACAATTCTTGGTTCTGGCAAATCGTTTAATGTATTGTACATGGTAACGTTGGTTTGATTGGCTTGGAGAATAAAACCTCGCTGGGGTTTGTTGATTACCTCAAATCTTGCAGGCAAGTTACCAGAACGCATATAAGCCTCCAGATTCACATTATTGTTCTTCATTTGATGGCAGAATATGATACTACCATCTGTGGCTCTCACACCCCACCGTACTCTTCCTGCACCATACCAGCTATAATCAAAGTACAACATCTGCATTTTGTTGAGATTGATAGTGTAACCACTGGGGCCAGTTCCGTCCAATTTATCCAGATTAAAATCTTCTTGATTAAAGCTTACTTCTTCAGTCTTAGCATAACGAACCCCGGTAACGGACTGACCAGTATATTTTGGCACAATTGATATGCTGGTGTCGCTATTGATATCACTGACATAGTAACTCATGCCCCTGATCACAATGTAATCTCCAACTCGTAGTTGTGATTCAAATTTTGTATTTGTTCCAATCACGGATGTAGAGTTGCTTGGCACAGTTATGGTGCCTGTCATGTTGTTTGTGCTGGAGCGTTTCACAACAGAGAGTTTGTTTCCATCGCATTCAAAAAAGATTCCATTTTGTTCATCGAATAGACCGGTACGGACTACGGCATCATTCCATCTTATCACATCCACCTTGCCTAACCCATCAGGAGATATGTCTGTTGGTGCTGTGAGGGTATTGAATTGAGTTGTTAGAGTACTGGACACAGGAAGCAAAACGGTGAATGTGTTTTGATCACCCACAGAAGCCACAGTGAACGTTGTGTTGTATCTGTTGATACCACCTTGAACGGTGAGTTCACGAAGACGAACTGATGCTCCTTCAAGATAAGCAGAAGGTTGGGCAAAACCATGAGGTTGCTCTGTGGCAATGATCATTACATAGAAAGATGATAATCTTTGATTATAAGCTGTGGTGTCAACAGATATGTTGCGTATGTCGTAGCTTGGCTCGAATAGTAACCCTGTGCTGAATAAAATACTCTTACCCGACTGATATCTGAAATAATTACGGGTTTGACGAATAATCTGAGAGTTTGGACTATTATTGGCAGAAGTTATCTGTACCCCACCATCAGTGGCTCTGTGAGAAGCATACCCTTCAGGCCGCACATACAATCTGGTATTTGTCGTGTTTAATACAGTATTACTCGCAGGAAATAAACCGGCGGTTAAATCAGATAGATATGTAAATGAGGTGGGTCCATTAATTTGAGTTATATTAAATGCACCAATTGTATAATCTGTTGCACGTGTGTTATCAATAACCCAAATAGGTTGATCTAGGAAAAAATTATGTGGTGTTGTAGTTGTTACACGCACATTAGGTGTGCCAGAAATGGAAACCATTGTGCTGAAAGGAATAGGTGCCGATGTATAAAATCCACCAAGATAAGCATTCGTCTCTGCTGTGGCATAATTAGTATTGGGTCGAATAACCAGTCTTTTTCGTGGTGATAGAGTGTATTGACGAGCATTAGGTGCAGCTATGACAAGAGAAACTCCATCTGCTAATCCGTTTAAAGTATTCACAAACACAATAGGGGTACCCACGGTGTAAGAAAGAGATGGTGTGTATGTACTAACTAAATTGAGTGTGAGTCCACCTGTAGCTGAAGTAGCAGATAAACTTTGTATTTGATCTGCCATGAGAATAGAATCATCTGTTTTCAAGAATATCGAGGGAGTGTTGTTCATTAATTCCAAAGTTTCCCACTTGGAGGATTGCAGAGAATATTCGAAATCTGTATCAATTAACGACTGAGGGTTGCTGGTTCGTATTCTTTCAACAGCATCATTTTGTACTGGCTTTATTATTCGGTTGCCAATGTCAGCGCTATTGTATGGAAAGCTCATCCTTGTGCCTCTGTCCAAGATACTCTGCATCTTGCAGTTGTAGAGGCAGCAGTATTGGACCGAGCAAATACAGTTAAAATATCTGGACCATCAGGGAATATCAGATTGCCGCCGAGTATACTGTTGCCCAATTCACGTATTGCCTCAATGTCTGTTGTTGTAACTTGTAGACGACCCGAGCTTTGTTCATTGGCAAAATATCCCAGTATGATGTCACCACCAGTTGGAAGTGGTGTGGTGCCGCGAACAGAATGATCAATGTATTGCGCCAGACTGCCTGTGCCAGTATTTATCCATGTAGAAAGAGTTGTGAATTGAGTTGAATTGCTATTCAAACGAACTGTCATGTTCAATGTTTGACCGGTGATTATACCAATCTGCTTGAGTGTTAAGTAAGATCTGTTGATGAGACTGCGTATTCCAATGGAGGAAGGGTTACCAGTATCAGCAGACGGGGCAAGTCTTACGGATATCAGAGGCACATCAGTGGTATTAGTTACAGTTATATTGTTCTGATTGATGGCTGTGAAAAGATATGATTTATCTTCATCAAATCCACCATCCATAATAACTGAAGTTCCCCAATGAGAAAGAGCGGGAGAGCAATTCTGATTGGCCGAATACACCGTGGTTTTATTCAATAAGAATTGTGGAACAGATAAGAGACCACCTGTATTTCGTGTTGTGTTGATCAATATGCTTGAAACAGGTGCTGACACAGTATCTGTTAGTTTCACATAATTAACATTTTCGTTGCCGATTATTAGTTTTCCAGAGGCAGGCATGGTTACATTTGAAGCTAGCCGGAAAACTGAAGCACCTGATAGAGCGCTAAACAAAGCAGGAACTTCATTATTATCACGAAATACTCTGTAGTTTCGATAAGTTGTGATTGGATTGTTGGATGCTGTCAATGTAGCAGTTGCATTACTTAAGATATTTGCTGAAACAACAGGTGACAATGAAAAGTATATTATATCATTAGATGACTGCTTGAGTTCATAGTTACCGCTTGTTGATTGGGTATTGGTGATGGATACGCTAAACTGATTAGATTGCAGAGCCACTGTGGGTTGAGATCTGTTTATAATTTCAAATCTGGCTGGTAAATTACCTGAACGCATGTATGCTTCAGTGTTTGTATTGTTGTTGACCAATTCATGACAATACACTATTCCGCCATCTTCGGCACGAACACCCCATCGTATTCTACCGGCACCATACCAACTATAATCAAAATATATCATTTGCATTTTGTTGAGATTGATTGTGTAGCCGCTTGGACCTGACCCGTCGAGCTTGTCCAGGTTAAACTGATCTTGTGCTACTCTTATTTCTTCTGTCTTTGATATGCGAACCAAAGAGATAGTTGGCCCACGATATGCGGGACTGATATTCAAGGATGTATCATTAGTAATTTTTGTAATAAGATATGTCATGCCTTGAATTACAATGTCATCACCTTCTAGAAGCTGGGAAGTAAATTTAGTATTTGTACCAGTAATTACCGTGCTATTGTTGACTGCAGAAACAGTTCCAGTCAAATTATTTGTACTGGAACGCTTCACAGCAAAAAGCTTATTACCATCGCATTCAAAATAAATTCCATTCTGCTCATCAAATAAGCCAGAGCGAACAACACTATCATACCAACCTACAACTTCTACTTTGCCTATACCACCGGGAGATAGATCTGCAGGACCATTAAACAGGCTACCTGATACTGGTAACTGTAGAGTGAATGTCTTGCTGTCTGTAACAGTATTCACATAATATGTTCGGTTATATGTGTTGGGTTCCAGTGTTGTTGTTAGGTTATTCAACCGTACAAATGTTCCTTCCACATACAAATTTTTACCAGAAAACCCATGATCCTGTTCTGTGACCACAGTAAGATCAAAGAAAGGATAAGATGTAACGTTATAATTTGCTGTGGATGCAGAAATTCTTTGAATATCGTAGCTGGGTTTAAATAAAAGCCCTGTGCTAAATAAAATACTCTTTCCAGATTGATAGCGAAAATATTTGCGAGTTTGTCTTATGATTTGTGTGTTTTGTGTGCTGGTTCCATTGTTAATCTGCACTCCACCATCAGTGGCTCTATGCAAAGCAACACCGGTGGGTCGAACATAAAGAGCCGCACTGGTTGTGAACAGATTTGTGTTGATGGAAGTGGAAGATATTGCATTTACAGAAGTATATCTGAACACAGTGTCAGAACGTATGGAAGTTATGTTAAATGGTCCGGTATGGGGGGCTGATACAGCTGCACTAGGATCAAGCAAATATATGGGTTGCTGCAAGAAGAATTGCTGCGGGAATTCAGTTTGCACTTGAATTTCATTTGTACCGCCTATGCCTGAAAGTGCCACAATAGGAATTCTTGCATTGCTAAAGAAGCCACCAGTATAGATGGTGGTGTTATCAGTTTTATAATTGGCTACAGCAGGATCGGGCTGTGCGCGAATGGCCACCAACACATCACTGGGTGTGCTGGATCCTGCTGCACCTTGAGAAAAAACACCTTTCACTATGGCACTGCCATCTACATTTACCAGATCGGATGTTTCACGCAGAACCAATGGCATGCCTCCAAAGAATGCAGGAGTGGGTGTGTTTGTGGTTTGCAGTCTGACCAGATTTCTAAATGCTGCAGTGAATAGATCATACTGCAAACCAATTCGGTATCTCAATTGTGTGTTGGTCGAAAATCCATTGGTTCCATTTGTTACTGCATCATTGGTCACAATAACCTTGCTGTCTGCTACAATACCTTTCAGAGGACAGATGGTGATTCTGTTGCTGTTTGGATAAAAGATGTATTGGGTAGCCGAATTTTCAGTGCCCCAATTATTATAAAAATCTATTGATGTGTAATAATAATTAAATCCTAATACCAATACCAAAAGTCGTTCATTGGCGGCACCAATGTTTTCCCGTTTTGTATACACACGTTTTGTTTGGTGTCTTGACGGCCATGGCGTGCTGGTACCAGTGCCTGCAGCATTTACATAATAAGCATATATTGGTGGGGTAGAGAACGGAGACGGAAGATAACTTACTATGAAAATGCCTGGTGTAGGGTAGGACGTATTTACATTTCCCGTGGCTACTAGGCCTTGCCAAGTGTTGTTTGATCTGCTCAAATTCTCTAGACCATTGAAGATTATGTTCCACGTGTTTATGGTTTGGCCATAAAATAGAATATTGAAAGGCAGAGTGATTGTTGTGCTAATATCAGCATTGTCATAAGTGTATTGATAATTGCCATACTGATCAAACTGGTCTGTAAGAGTGCCTGCAGCCACCTCTGTCCAACCTGAACTGATAGGACCATTTCGAGTGCTTCGAGGATCTGTTATGAATACCTCAGAACTCACTGCACTGAGCAGGGTGGTGAAGCTGCTCACAAATGGAGAGATGCTGGTAATTTGGGCGTTGGTGAAGCTGGGTTCATTGGATCTTATGAACACACTGGGTATGTTGTTTGTTAAGGGCAGTGTTTCCCACTTGGGAGATTGAAGAGAGTATTCAAAATCTGTGTCAATCAATGATTCAGGATTGGCAGCCCGAATGCGTTCTACTGCATCATTTTGAATTGGACGTATGAAATTGTCTGGATTCAGAATACTGGCATCCACGATCAAATCATTATCTATCAAATAAGATGTTAAAGTGGGTAGTGTGGTGGTTGTTATACTTGTTGCAAGTGTTTGACCATCAATCTTTTTATTAACATTTGTAGGAGAAGATACAATTGGAACAATATCATATGGACCTAGGGCAGAAACAGATGGTAACTCTGTGAATTTACGTTGAATCAAGGCCATATATGTTATTTATTCATATAATAATATATTCTACATATAAAGAAGATATGAAAATAAAAGAATATTATATATTATATATAATATCAAGGCACATAACTAAACGAAAAATCAGTTACCAATACTTGAAAATCACTCAGATATGAATATGCAGTGCTATGATTTCTGATGATACAAGCTGCTGTTGGCGCTACTGTAGCAGTGCATAATTTGCGGTATGTTTTGGTCAAATATCCCCCAATGCTTCTGGTCACTGTTTGACCGGCTCCTACGGTAAATGCACACAATCGAAACACCATGCTGGTGTTATCCAAAGAAAATCCATTGTGCAATCGGTACTGAATATAATTTAAAAAACTGTTGTAGGTGGCAGAAGTCATGTTGGTAACTGTGGAAGGAAACAAATTGTAATCATTATTTTCGCACCACAATTCTATGTTGAATGCAGATAGGGATCCAGCCCGGGCACTCACCGGGCTATTGCTATACAAGGACAACATGTCTGATCCATTGATGCCACTCAATCCCACATAAATCAATGGTGGAGGTATTTGTGTGTCTGTTAAATTTCTACTCAATCTCATTCTGCCTCGATCCAAAGGTGATATCATGGGCAACATTCTGTTGTCACACAATTTCCTCAATTGCATGTTGAATTCAACCAAGTTGTTGGTGCCACGGAATCCAAAATTAGTCTTTTTGGAGAAAAAGAACAAAAACATGGGATTGCCACCATTGGTTCCAATAGCAGTTCCGGCATATCTATTCGCTAGTATAATTAAATTGGGACTGGTTACTGTGCCAGCAACGGTAGCATTAAGAGTAAATCCCTGAAATGGTGTGTTGTTGGGGTCGTATATTGGTCTTTGTGTGCTGTTCCAACCAGATTCTAAACCACCATAGGTATTACCACGGCTGAATGTACGAGGGCGAGGTATCGTGGCACTATAAGCAGTAGCAATTGTACTATAAGCAATATATTGATATGCACTCACCACATTGCCATGACTGGTGTTGGCACCCAATGTGTTATCTGCATTCAAATACCAACCAGTAAACGTTGCAGTTGGGTCTGTGGCAAAAAAAATGGGTTGATCATACAGAACACCTTGACTTGCTATGAAACCAGTTCTTACACCTCGGGTGGAAGGAAATTGTGCTTGAAATTGACGGCTATAAAACTGAAATGTGGGGGCGATAGAATTACCAGAACCACCAGTGGTAAATTCATATATCAATCCATTACTTGATGAATCGGGATATGTTTGTTCTTGAGTACCTACACCGAAACCTGGATCAATATCGTTAACTGCTCTGCCCTCATTAGTCCAGAATTCAGGTTCATCCATGTAAACACCTGCAACACATCCCAGTGGTTCGCCATTGCCAAAGTTGGTATCACCAAAAACACCTGCTACCGGATATGTGCCACTCACCACAGCATACTGAGTGCGTGTTGCATTAACAAAGATGTGTGGTCCTTTTGTTGTTTGTGTTTGGCCAGATTCTGCAAAACCTGCCATGTTCAGATTCACTGTGCCTTTCAAGTCATAGAATGTGCCTGTGGTAGCACCTACAGGCACCCCGCTGTGCTCTGGTAAAAATAGCCAGCCTTGTGTGCAATTGTTCCATATGTTCAATCGTTTCATGGTCACAATCAAATCATTGACCTGAACTTTGGCAGCATCTGTAATGGGTGTACCTAGCTTGTTAAAATATGTCAGAGCTTCTGGTTCATAAACAATTCCGGTGTAGTATGTGGTGACTGGTGTTATCATGCCAAGCTACCCAATCCCCATACAAAATTATTATATTTGTATAGTAATGTGGAGGAGAAAGGTAATCGTACTTTTGATCCTGTTGCACACAATATTGGTACTTGTGTGGAAGATATGTGCAGGGTGTTAGTACCCAGAGTAACAAGAGTCACATTGAAATTATTGGAGAGGTTACTAGGAACAAGTACGCTAACAGAAGAGGTGGTGGTATCTACATGATATATGTTTCCATTGTCAGCGTCGGAAAAAGTATAACCATTTGGAAATTCAGCTAAAGTAATAGTTTTAGATATTCTGAATGTGACAAATGCACTAATAGCACAAAGAGTGGTGTAAGCTGAAGACCAATTGGCACTATTTGCACAAACGCTGGTATATGTGCTTCTCCACTTTATTGCATCAGCAGAAGCTGCTTGGCTATTCGTCCAACCTATAGATGTTAAGATATTTCCTGTATTTTCCCATCCTGCACTAAGATTATAAACAGTATCAGTTGTTGAATTCCATGCAGGGTAACCATCAATATTGCTATTCACCATTAGCAAATTGTCTTGTGTTATAAATTCGTCTCCTGTTTCAGTTATTAAATAAGTAAACAATTCATTAACAGTTGCATCATAGAAACTGCTGTTTGCATTAAAAGAAGTATATGCTCCAGACCAATTGGCACTATTAGAATTCGTAGTAGTCCAATTGCTATTCCATTGATTGCTGTTACCGCCATCTGCGTGGATGATGCCCCTGGCACTCAAAGTAGCAGTTAATGTATCAGTTACGGTGAGCAGTGTTCCTCTGTTACCTGCAACAGAAAAACGAGTTAAAGCGCTTGCGGCTTGAGCCAGGCTGGAAACTACTAGACCACCTGCACCATCATATTGTATTTGTGAAGCACTGGAGAGATTGGGAACAGATAAACTTCCTGCATTATCATTACTAAATGATATAACCCCAGACGCTGGTACTATTAAGGTATTTGGCATATTATATTTCTGTTTCTAACCTGGGTATGTCTTTTCTGATGGCTGTGAACGACCAGAAGAATTTGTATTCTCCTTTGTCAAATAGCTTCTTCTCACACTTGACTGTGAAGGTATTGTTGCTCACATCTATATCATCCACAAACAATGTTTTGTTGTGTTGATAATTGGTCAATTGAATATTCACACCCTCTTGATGCACCAAGCTAAAAATATAATCTGGAAGAGGTACCACTACTGAATCGCCACTCTTTACAGACCCATTGCCAGTGAGACGAACACCATGATAAGGAGATTCCAAGCTTCCATATTGCAAATGCATGTCAGGTTTGGTAGGATGTGGAATATAAAATGACTTGGTAGCTGCTGCCACATGGTTGAAATATCCAATAGCTGAAGCACTGATATTACCAGTTACAGTTAAGCCACTGCTGTTTACTCTTACGCGCTCTGTACCTGCTATGGAAATGCCAATGTTGTTAGCAGCAGGTCTAAACAGACCGGAATTGGTTTCATAGCCGACATACACGCTGGGAAATGCAGCACTACCATCAGCTGTTGTGCCTATGACCCTGTCAGAAAGTACTCCCAGACTGGAAATATTCAGATTGGTATAGTTGTTTCTGGTATTGATACTGATACCATCACCATCACCAGTTAGGTAGATGCCACTATTAAAATTGGTACCACTCAAAACAATGGCTGGGCTAGATGAAGAACCAGCTGTAGTTAACACTATTTTTGGAGTGCTTAGTGTACCAGTCATGGTGTCACCGGATAATTTTACAAAGTTTGTGTTTACATAAGAAATGCTGGCCCCGGACAGATAATTGGCACTGTTGTTAACAAGATTGGTATAAGCAGTGTTCCATTGATTGCTATTACCGCCAGAAGCAAACATAGTACCTGAAGCACTAAGACTACCGGTTACAGTTAGACTATTATTATTAACTTCTAAAACATTAACACGATTTGTATCGCCGCCTCCTGCACCAACCACAAACAATGCATTATTGTTTGGGTTATTATATTTTCCTATAACTGCTTGATAAGGTGTGCTGCTGAGTGAAATCAATCCTTCTCCACCCAAAGCCACCGAGTTGTCGCTGTAAACTGCATTATAATCACCCGCAAACGTACCAGACTTTTTGCCAAGAACAGCTCCACGATATCCCAAACCATAAGAGAAATCACCATATACTTCAGAGTTACCCAAGCCTACACATTTAACCATACCTCCGCTAAGATAATTAAAAGGATCTGCAAAGTACCAAGGTTCTCGTTCAAAGTAAAATCCTGTGGTTCCAAATGTGGGACGATGTACTGTATCTTGTGTTCCGCCATATAATATCCAACCAGCAGTTCCATCAGCACTTATGGGCCAGAATCTATTTTCAAATCCATATGAATCCATCAGATTGCACAATGCAAACTCCATGTCTGTACCGCTCACATTGATGACATAAGCATCAAAATATCCAGTACGAACACCAGTAGGGAAAGTACCTTGAGCAAAGGTTGAAATTTTATCGGATGTGATGAAGCCCGTGCCAATCGGAGAAGAAGACGGCATGCTTGTTGGTATCCACAAGGTTAATGGTGAACCAGGTTTGAATCCGGAAAGAATAGATGATGTTGAGAAGCGAGCCAATGCATGCTTGGTCATGTTCCGATAACAACCAGTAATACCCACATATTGTGTGCTGGGATTACTTCCTACCTGACTGGTAATTAGACTAACACCCGGATTACCACCATTAGTTCGTGATTGCAGATTTACAGCTTGAATACCTTTTTCAGCAGGTACCCAATTATTATTGTTTCCAATAAAAAAGTCAAACCGGAAAGCTGAAAGACTTCCTCCATTTGATGAAACTTGAGTACATTGTGAATTGTAAATAACAGCTGCAAGACCGACAAGACCCGGATTCAATGTTACACCCACAACAGAACCGGGGGTTATCAAATTATAATTACCTGCACCAAAAGTGGTATCCAATAAAATAACAACACCAGATACTTTATCTGTGCTTGTTACAAGGTTGGCATTTCTTGTATCAAAATATCCGCTAGTAGCTGCAATAGTGGTGCTGATTTGATATTGAGGAAGAGTGTGAACTAAAAATCTTTGAGAGTATGTGTTGCTACCATAATTATATACATTAAGACTTCCACCATTTGTCATTTGCCATGCTTGTGTATTGTTACTGGGTGCACCTTGCCATTGCACGTGATTGTGATCTGATCCAGCTGTAAAGTTATTGATACCTGCCCTGAATGACATGGCGTGTGTTACTTGTGCGCGACCATCACTAATAAACGTGCTGCCCGGATCCATATTGTCCACATTTTGCAACCATAATCCATAGGTGCCATATCCTGGCAAGTTTCTTATGATATTATCATATGTTGGAGTATGACCTTTGATAAGAAAACCACCCGGTGATGCAAATGTACCTAACGAATTAAAATATAAAGAATTATCAGTAAGAGTGGAACTTAATGCTACATAGGATGAATTTTTTACAAATGTAGCAAAGCTGGGTGAAAAGAGATTGCCAACAGAACCTACACTCAAAGTACCAGTCATGGTATCACCAGATATCTTTACAAAGTTTGTGTTTACATAATTCAGACTTGCTCCGGTCAGATAACTAGCACTATTATAAATCAGATTTGTATAAGCAACGTTCCATTGATTACTATTACCACCTGTTGCGCTGATGGTTCCGTTTACTGTGAAGTCCCCGTCTACGTAAAAACCAGATAATTCAATCACAATGTTAGAACTGAGTGAGTCTACCTGATTGGCATATATCTTGTCCCATCTGTTACCAGGAGAACCTATGGAACCAGTAGCATTGTTAGGATAAATATTATTAACATTCAGATTTCCGTTCATGGTACCGCCATTAGCATATTGAGTAGCTACCGATCCTCCTCCCCCTCCAAGATCCAGTATACGTTTGGCATAACCCATGGTGTCTTCTGCCACCCGTTTAACTTGAGAATCTGTATATTTTTTGCTTAAAGAAAGAATATCATTCTTTGCCTCCATCAACAATTGACCATCCTTGGGCAATTGATCCAATTTTTCCTGAACAAGTTTTATTTTTTCATCAAGAGAAGGTGTTCTTTCATTCAATTCACTTACGGTTTTTTCCAGTAATTCCTTTAAATCCTGTACATTTTTATTGAAATCTTTTTGAAGAGAGGATCTTTCTTTGGATATGAATTTGTTGATTTCATCACCCACATCTGTTTTCTTTTTTTCCAAATATTCATTTACAATATTTTCATTGGTACTGTTTATTTCTTGAATTAGTTTTTCTTTGTATTGTTGAAGATCCACAACAAACTTTTCATCAAACAGTTTTTTAAGTTCATCAGATTTATCAACAATTTTGGATACAAAGTCCTCTCCTTTGTTTTCTAATAACTCAATCAATTCAGTCTTGCGTTCATCAATTCGTTCTTCAATAAAAATTTTTAGTTTTTCAATGCTATCATTTTCTATATTTTTAACTTTTGAATTGAAATCTTTTTTAATTTCGTTTGTTTGTTCAACAAATACACTTTGTATAGAATCGTTGTAATCTTGAATTTTTTCGTCAATTATATCTTGTTTGGTTTTTAAATTTGTATCGAGAATTTTTTGTAATTTTTCAAGATTTTTTCTGTTAAAATCTTCCAATACTATTTTGATATCCTTACCATGAATTTGTTTTTGCTCATCCAATTCATTTTCAAAATTCTTTAGATTTATACTAAGCTTTTCTTTGATTGTATTTTCTTGTTTTTCTGAAACATTTAAAAATTCTTGAAGAAGACTTTGCTTATAATCATTAATCTTCTCTTCTATGATTCTTTCATTTTTTACAATCTGTTTTTGCTCTTCCAGCTCTTTTCTTTCCTTAACAAGTCTTGCTTTTTCCTCAATTAGACTCTGCTCAAGTTGTTTTGCTTTTCGGATATATTCCTGATCCTGTTTTATTTTGTTTATGCTTTCAGAAACATCCAAGGGTTTTGCAGGTTTGACCTGTGCTTTATTGGTTTCAACTATCAGTTGCTTCTTTTCAGGAAGCTTGAATGAATCCGCAACAGATGTTTCACCTTTTGGATTAAAGGTTGAAAAAGGTGTTTCTCCTTTTTCATTTAAAATTACCTGAAACTTTACATTTTTGTATGTTTGACCATCCGAAGTAGTAACATCCGTAATAATATATTTTTTATTATTTTCAGTTACGTATTTATGTACAAAATCTTTATCCTTTGTGCTAAAATTACCTGTTTCAAACAGTTCATCCCTAAAGCTTTTACAAAATATAACATTTTGACCATTAACATCTTGTATAAGATTAATGGGTATTCGTTTATCTAAAACTACCTTGATATGATCCACTTGGTTATTTATATATTTTATTCATGTTTCAAGGCTATTGACATTATATCTTAATAGTTTATAAAAGAATCATGAGTGAAACATTTAAGGTAAAAAAACACAAAGATGGTGGTTGGGAAATCTTTGGGATAGATTCCAAAACCAAAACGGAAATGCAAATTGGTTATATCGGAGAAAATCTTCCTGTTGAAGCTTATGCACCTCCTGGCTCTCAAATTCAAAAATGAGATGGATGGTGCTGGCTTTGACTTTTGCATTGGCTGGCTGTTCTACAACCGGTAATTCCAAAAAAAGAATGGGCCCGGGAATGCATGAAGATTCCCAGGATTTACGGGTGGGTGGATATGTTAACTGATATCCTTATATAATTTCTTATAAGGATTATCGCCAAAATAATCGTTCAGATCTTCAGCATATTCATCATTATCAAATGATGATAACGGTTCATTTATTGTTGTCATAATCTCCCCAGTTTTGTTTTTTGTCTCCGTAATATTCCCGGGCATATTTGTTTTCCAATAGTAGTTGTCGAAGACTTTTACCGTCCATTATAACATCGCCCAGCAATCTTCCTCCATACTTGTCCCAGGATAACACTTTAATTTTAACATCTTTGGCATTTTGCAAAAGATTCTTTGTGAAAGAACTGGCCTGTTCCCCCATCTTTCTTTCATGATCGTCTTGCGCCCTCCATCCTTTTTCAGGTGTATCCACACCATATACCCTGATATATAAATGATTACTCAGTTCAACTGGTAAAAAGTCTACCTGCACTTCCACAGTATCGCCATCCACGGCTTTTATCACTTTCCATGAGTAAAGATTGTCTGGTTCAGCATGACATAAGCATGCAAAACCTATTATTAACAAAAACTTTTTCATTATTAATTATTTACAAAATAACTAAATAATAGGGTGAGGTTCGAACAATTATTATATAAAAATTATTTGGCTATTAATGAGGATACATTCTCATCTGAGAACGATTGTACACTACTCAGCATTTCTAAACCGAATAGCAAAATACCGTTTTTTAACCTGAATCTTCCGGCAGGTTATACTTGTCCATTTGCTGACAAATGCTTGAGCAAAGCAGATCGGGAAACAGGTAAAATCAAAGAAGGTGAAAAAGGTGAAGATGAGTATCGTTGCTATGCCGCTTCACAAGAAGCTGTTTATTCCAACACAAGAAATCAACGCCACAATAATTTTGATCTGCTTCTTTCCAAAAAAACATCGGATGAAATGGCAGATTTGATCGTAGATTCTATTCAAGCTGAAATACCCATGCGGGAAAAGATTTTCCGTATTCATAGCAGTGGAGACTTTTTTAACCTCCAATATCTGCAAGCTTGGATCAAAGTGGCGGAGCGCATGCCCAATATAAAATTTTATGCTTATACCAAAAGCATTCCGTATTGGGTTGCTTTAAAAGATCAAATACCAAACAATCTTATCCTGACAGCATCTTTAGGAAGCAAACATGACAAATTGATCATGGATAATAATTTAAAATATTCAGTAGTTGTATTCAGTAATGAAGAAGCTGAAAATTATGTGTTGCCCAAATATTGGCAGGAAAAGCTTGGTCGAGAAAAAGGTTTGGTGGTTGATCATGATGACCATATGGCATATGAAAACAACGAACCATTTGCATTGTTGATACATGGTGTTCAACCCAAAGGAACAGTGGCAGCTGCAGCTTTAAAGAAATTGGGTGGTATAGGTGGTATCAGCAGTTACAGCAAGAAATAATATAAATATTAATATGGGCTGGGAATACTTTTTAATCGGTATTGGAATACTTGGGTGTATATTTTTGGCTGTTTGTAAGTTTCTTTTTTCAAAAGACAATGAAAATCTTGATGTTTATTACAACAAGGAGGTTCAGGAAACTGAGGAATTTTTACAAGCCAAACAAGTGTTTGTCAGGGATCCTAGTGAATATCACGACAAGGATAAAGATGGTGTGGATGATATTTTGGAAAACTAACTATTGCTTTTCAAAACAATCTTTACCGGCTTGATGTTCAAAAGTCAATAATCCGCATCGGGCAGATTTGATATTGGTACAAACCCCATAATCGCAGTCAATTTGTGTTTTTATATTATATAAAGGTCTGAAATGTTTGCATCCACAACTGCAATCAGGATAATCCTCTTTCTCATTTTCCCACCGTTTCACCTTTCCCCACGGCAAATAATCAGTTGCCCGTTTGCAAAGAACGGTTTGAAGGTTTAATTCTGGTTTGTTTATATTATTTGGTTTCAGAATTTTCAGAATCTTCTTCATCCGTATCCTCATCGTTATAATCCTCTACTGCATCATGTAATATGATTTGAATAAGAAAAAATACCGCCAATGCCCACCACCAACCACTTACAGGATTTTCTTTAATGAAAGTCACATAAGCAAAAAGCCCCATGACAAAACAAGCCAGAAATGTTGCACTCCATGTTCTCATAGTTTTTTTCTCCTTTTAACAGGAATATGGTTGATCATAGCATTTGCCATATCAACGACACCATTAACATAACCAGAGTTTACATTATTATACATGCACAATGTACCAAACTTTTCTTTCACTTGTGTGAATTGCACTTGTGGGTATTTGTCAGAATGTGTGTTGTTGTCTGTCATGGTTTGCAACAAATTACATGCAGTGTATATCACATCATACCATGCATCTGGACATTCAATGCCCCAACACATGCAGGTCACACTCATGTCTTCATCTTTTTGTGCAAAAAGCTTAGGAAAAGCTTTAAACAGTTTGTCTTGTAATGCTTGTTTCATAATGCTTCCACAAGTTCTTCTTCATTCACATTTTCAAATTCCACCTCTTCAAGAGGAGCAAATCGTTCACTGTTGAAACCTAATTCCTGTGGCCCGCTTTTGCAGGTCGGATCAATTGGATTTTTTACTTCATTCAAAATAATACCCACGCTTCCTCCGTCTTTGTCTTTAAGATCTTCTTTTCCTATATAAACATCCCGAACAGTGTATGTGATATCCTTTTTAGGCAATTGAGCATACAATTTATAAACCCAAGCTTCAAATGCATCGTTTATGCATACAACCTGTTGACCTTTCATAAACATAAAACGATGGTATCAAAATGTTTTATTTTGTCAACAGATTGAATTAATAAAAACAATGATAAGATAAATCATGATTAAACACGTAGACATCATATTTGGATTGTGTTGGGGAGATGAAGGCAAAGGAAAGATAACTTACAATCTCTCAAAGAATTATGATTATGTCTGCAGATGGAATGGAGGAAGCAATGCAGGTCATACCATTTATAAAGATGGTAAAATGTATAAAACCCATCTTGTACCTTCTGGTATTTTCAATGAAAAGAAATGTATTATTGGTCCCAATTGTATTGTACATCCTGAATCATTTTATAAAGAAATCGAATATCTTAAAGATGAGGGTGTGGATACACATCTCGTCAAGATTGCACCAAATGCCCATGTAATCACAGACAAGCATATTGAATATGACAACAAACATTTAAAGGAAAAGCTTGGAACAACCGGTAAAGGTATTGCTCCTTGTTATTCTGATAAAATGCTTCGTTGCGGAACTCTTGCCAAAGATGCAATTGATGCAAAATATATCTGGGATGGTGAATTGAAAGGGAATATTCTTTGTGAAGGTGCCCAATCATTCTGGCTAGACATTAACTTTGGTGTTTATCCTTATGTTACTAGCAGTGAAACCCTTCCTTATGCTGCTTGCAGTCTTGGTTTCTCTCCTCGTAAAATTCGAGATATCATTGGCGTTTGTAAGGCATATGATACCAAGAGTGGTTTGGATCCAAGATTCCCGGAAGATTCAGTCAAGGATCCAATGTTCAGCAAAATCATTGAAATCGGACATGAATATGGAACAACCACGAACCGCAAGCGCAAGGTGAATTGGCTGAATCTTACTCTTCTTAATTATGCCATTGAGAAATCAGGCTGTGATATCATTTACAGCAATAAATGGGATGTGCTGGATAAGGTTAAAATGTATAAAATCATTCACAATCACACTGTGATTGAATTAGAGAACAAGGAAAAAATGATTCAATTCTTCCAGGAGAATTTATCTAAAGAAATTAAGAAGATTCATTATTCGGCGGATCCTGAAAATATCTGATTTGTTTTTTCTGCGATTAATCTCATCAAGGATTATGATCT